GCTGCGAGCCTTTTAGTATCCATGGAAGAAGAAGCGAATCTTCAAGCCGATAAACTTCAACACTGGCCAGACATAATGTTGGATTAAATATAGGACAGGTGGAACAACTAATGTCGCACCAGTTGCGCAGAGTGCGTATACCGCCGAGTCCTTTGCGATTAATGAGTAATTTAGGTTAAGTGTTTCAAGATTAATTGCATTGGCTGTACTCGAACCTACAAATCCAGAGCCAAAAACAACCAGAAACACGTAAAGTGATACTGTTATGAGCCTTAAAATTAACCGAATGTATTTCACGATGAACACCTGCTGATTGATGTCATCGTTTTACACAAATGCCATCTTTTTAGCTAGCTTCTAGGTCGCTTGGTTCTAAATAATATCCTGTTCATTGCCTTACCCTCACATTGCCAGCCTGTCGCTGGTTTTTAATTTCAGGCTCCAGGAACCATCATCGACACACCTTCTTGTTAAATCGTCCCGACGGACTGACCCTTTTCAAACACACAGCACCCGCTAACTACGCGAGGTGAGAGTATGTATCGCATGGACAAACTAACCACCGGTGCTGCTTACGGCGCTTCAGCCGGTAGCATCCTAAACGGCATGCTGAATGCCTACAGTCCCGAGCAGTGGAACGCTATCGGCGTGCTGGTGGGCATCATCATCGCCGTACTGACCTATCTGACGAATCTCTATTTCAAGATACGCGAAGACAACCGCCGCAGTAGGAGCCGAGATGAACCTGACACTCAGGAATAAGCTGGTGGGCGCCATTGTTGGCGGATCCGGTGCAATCACTATTGCAGCTGTCATGCTGGGCAATGCAGATGGTCTTGAAGGGCGTCGCTATTACGCTTATCAGGATGTCGTCGGTGTCTGGACTGTTTGCGATGGGCACACCGGCGCTGATGTTCGCCGCGGTCACCGCTACACCGATAAAGAATGTGACGCTTTGCTTCAATCCGACCTGCGCAAGGTAGCTGTAGCTATCGACCCGCTGATTAAAGTCCATATCCCCGAAACCACTCGTGCCGCACTTTACTCTTTCACCTACAACGTAGGAGCTGAAGCGTTTAGCAGATCGACGCTGCTGAAAAAATTAAATTCCGGCGACGTTCCGGGTGCATGCAAAGAACTTCAGCGCTGGACATATGCCGGTGGAAAGCAGTGGAAGGGACTGGTAACTCGCCGAGAGATTGAGCGGGAAGTTTGTGAGTGGGGCCAGAAATGAGCCGATTAACAGCCATCATTTGCACTGTCGTAATTTGTCTGCTGGGTTCCATGGCTTGGGCGGTTAACCACTACCGCGACAACGCCATCGCTTATAAAGACCAGCGCGATAAAGCCACTAAGAAACTCAGCCTGGCGAACGCCACCATCAAAGACATGCATACCCGTCAGCGAAATGTCGCTGCACTGGATGCCAAATACATGAAGGATTTAGCTGATGCGAAAAAGCAGCTTGAAGATCTGCAGCGTTGTGTTCGCACTGGCAACTGTGGGCTGCTCGTCAACGCCAGATGTCCCGCGAACGGAACGGCCGGCGCCAGCGGCATGGGCGATGCTTCCAGCCCCCGACTTACTGACTCCGCTGAGCGGGATTATTTCACCCTCAGAGAACGAATCATCACAGTGACAAAGCAGGTTGGCTATTTGCAGGACTACATCAAAGAGCAATGTCTGAAATAGAGCCTCATCCGTGAGGTTCTTTCACTATCTCTCTTCTGGGCACTAACAATAGCAAAAATTATAAAGCGCATTTTGATAGGTTGGGAGATGCCAAAAAAAATGCCCTCGCAAGGAGAGCTAAAGGAGTCTCAGTTTCACTTGCTCTTATTTATCGATGATTCCCTGGAGTTGGCATTCTCCGCATCAGAGTCTTGGATAGCCTGGCAGTCAACCAGTAATCAACAAGCGTAAGCGAAAAGTATTAGGAATTTCCTCAGGTTGACAGTCTTTGATAGTTCTTACTTGTTGCATATGCTTCACATGATATTCCCAATAATCAGATTAAATTTTACTCGAAATTACATGCACGAATAGGAATGGGTAGAACTGCGTTCTGCCATAAAAAATGCCCCTTGTGAGGGGCAATTATGAGTTGAATCTTTTGTTATGTTTATGTGCTTCTTGCTCTAAGGCTTTGGCAAAATAACATCTCACCCAGATATTGCAAATTAAATGCACTTTTAAATGCAATAACGTGAAGCCCCTCATCTTGCGCTATCAATCTCAGGCGGAAACGGCAATCATTGATAGCTGGCTTCACTGTAGCGGAAGGTTTTGAATTGCCCTGTTCATAGCGGCAGTGATGTGTCTGATTGTTCTTCTTGTCATGTGCCAATTTTGAACAAATGAGGCTCCGGGCTTCCGGTGACTAAGCGACGATTCACCAGGAGGTATCCTGCACCATATGGCAAAAGCTCTTGTAATGATGAAGGAGCTTTTTTTATCATTATTTGGGGCATCACTGACGCTGGGGACCCAATTGGGCACAAGCTGAACGTTATCCCATTCAGCATCTGTAACACAGGTAGTCTACTATTTACATACAGTTAGGTTAAAGGCAGCTTATCTATAACTGTCGCCTTACTTGATAATGGAAATAGTAAACGGCCAAAAGAGGTAATAATGAAAATTGAAGAACTGACGCATAAGGCAGAAGAAGAAATTTCTGCCCTCATATCAAAAAAAATTTCAGAGTTACGAAAAAAAACAGGCCATGAAGTTTCCGAAATTGAGTTTATCGCTCGTGAAGCGATGACAGGTCTTGAGGGGTACGAGGTCAAAATCAAACTCCTTTAATCGTATCTTCATAAAACAAGGTCGTTCATGCGGCCTTTTTTATTGCTATTTGACAGTGAGTGACGCAAGGAAAAAACATGGCAAAACCGGACTGGGGCGAGCTTCAGCAACGGTTCCTGTCCGAACATGCCAAAACAGGCGTATCACCGAAGGAATGGTGTGAAGCGCAGGGACTGAATTACGCGACTGCCCGCCGATACATCAAAAAGCCTACTGCGCAAACTGCGCAAAAACCTGCGCTAAAAAAAGTGCGCACTGCGCAGAAAGAACAAAGCGCAAAAGAACTGGTGGATGATGATGGATTAACGGCACAGCAAAGACTTTTCGTCGCAGAATATCTGAAAGATGGTAACGCCACTCAGGCCGCTATCCGAGCTGGGTACAGCAAGAAAACCGCGCAGGAGCAATCAAGTCGGCTGTTATCAAATGTTAAGGTTGCGCAGGCTATTGCGCGACAGCAGAAAGCCTCCATTGCGCGCACGCTTGGAAGTGCTGATGAAGTCCTTGCGCAGATGTGGCAGCTCGCTACCTTCGATGCAAACCAGCTCTCACAATACCGCCGCGGGGCCTGTCGCTATTGTTGGGGCTTTGGCCATCACTACCAGTGGCGCGATGCAGTTGAGTTTGAAGAGGAAACAGCAAAGGTTGAGGGAAGTGAAGGAGCCAGGCAACCAGAAGACACAGGCGGCTATGGCTACGACCACACCCGAGAGCCTAACCCTAAATGCCCGCGCTGCAATGGCGATGGTATTGGTCAACCTTACTTCCCAGACACTCGCAAACTCCCGGCTGCTTCCAGGCTCGCATACTCCGGCGTAAAGGTCGGCAAAAATGGCGTCGAAATCACAGCCATCAGCCGTGAAAGAATGTTCGAAGCGGTAATGAAACGACTCGGCCTGGCCGATAGCGAATTTGCGCAGCGCCTGCAGCAGATTGAAATCGAGCGCCGGCAGCTGGAGGTTGAGAAACTCCGTAAAGAGCTGGCCAGTGATGGTGAGGACGATGAACCAACGCCAGTTGCAATCAATATCAACGTAGTGGATGCGAGGGCAGACGATGGGGATCAGCCCGACACTTAACATTCCTCAGGCGCGCTTCCTCGCGATGCAGCACAAATTCAAAGCCTATGTTGCCGGGTTCGGTTCCGGTAAGACGTGGGTGGGTTGTGGCGGCATCTGTAAAGGGATGTGGGAACACCCTAAAATCAACCAAGGTTATTTCGCGCCGACGTACCCGCAGATACGTGACATCTTCTACCCGACGATTGAAGAGGTGGCCTTCGACTGGGGGCTGAGCGTCAAAATCAACGAGGGGAACAAAGAGGTTCACTTCTACGAGGGGCGGCGCTACCGTGGGACAACCATCTGCCGTTCGATGGAGAAACCCGGATCGATAGTCGGCTTTAAAATCGGTAACGCGATGGTGGATGAGCTGGACGTCATGGCGGCTGCTAAAGCACAGCAGGCCTGGCGAAAAATCATCGCTCGTATGCGTTACAAGGTTGATGGGCTACGTAATGGCATCGATGTAACGACCACACCGGAAGGTTTCAAGTTCGTCTACCAGCAATTCGTGAAGGCGGTGCGTGAAAAGCCCCAACTGGCGGCTCTGTACGGACTGATTCAGGCCAGTACGTTCGACAATGCGAAGAATCTGCCGCCTGATTACATTCCATCGCTGCTGAGTTCTTACCCTGACGAACTGATTCAGGCCTATCTGCGTGGGAAGTTCACCAACCTTAACAGCGGGACCATTTACCACACCTTTAACCGCAAGCTGAATAACTGTTCTGACGAGATTCAGGACGGGGATCCGCTGTTTATCGGTATGGACTTCAACGTAGGGAAAATGGCCGCGATTGTTCACGTAAAGCGTAATGGCCTGCCGCGTGCGGTTCGTGAACTCGTGAAGGTCTACGATACTCCGGCGATGATTAAGCGCATCCAGGAAGAGTTCTGGCGCTACGAGGATGGTCGCTACGTTAAAAGCCGGGAGATTTACATCTATCCGGATGCCTCTGGCGACTCACGCAAATCGCAGAACGCCAGCAAGACCGATATTGCTCAACTCAACGATGCCGGATTCAGCGTCATTGTGGATGATGCTAACCCGCCGGTTAAAGACCGCATCAACTCGATGAATGCCATGTTCTGTAACGCCAACGGCGAGCGCCGCTATCTGGTGAACGTCCAGAACTGCCCGGTTTATACCGAAAGCCTCGAGCAGCAAATCTGGGCGGCAAATGGCGAACCGGACAAATCAGCAGATAACGATCACCCCAATGATGCTGGTGGGTACTTCATCGTGAAGGATTACCCGATCGTGAAACCGGCATATTCAATCACCATGGACACCACTTTCTGATATGGCAAACGACGACATCACCTGGGTTCGACCAGAACACCGGGCGGCTTCTGCTGCCTGGAGGAAATACAGGGACTTCTGCAAAGGAGCTGAGGCCGTAAAAGCGGCGGGTAATAAGTATCTGCCTTATCTCGACCCAACCGATAAATCCACACGCAATCGCAAGCGCAATGAGGACTATCTAAGCCGTGCGGTGTTCTACGCCATTGCAGGTAATACGAAGATCGGCATGCTTGGCATGGCATATCGAAAGGATCCCACCTTTAACGGCCCGGAAAAGCTCAAATACCTGTTAGACAATGCTGACGGGGCTGGCACCAGTATTTACCAGCAGTCGCAGCTGGTGACCGAGAACGTGCTGGAGGTTGCGCGAGAGGGCATTTACGTCGATTACGCTGAAGCCTCCGATGAGGCGATCATCCTCCGCTATCCGGCAGAGAACATCATCAACTGGAGAACAAAGCGTATTAACGGACGCGATCAGCTGGTGCTGGTGGTCCTGCGCGAATGCGTAGAAGAGCCGGATGGTTACGCTTACAAGGATGAAATCCAGTACCGCGAACTGGCGCTGGAAGAAGGTAGGTTCATATGCCGCGTATGGCGCCGGGCAGGTGGCACAGCAAGCGGAACCTACACCGTCGACAGCGAATATCATCCTAAGCCCAAAGGAAAGGACTACTGGGATGAAATTCCGTTTACCTTTGTCGGCGCCCAGAACAACGATCCCACTATCGATGACTCTCCGCTGGCTGCGCTGGTGGAAATAAACCACGGTCATTACCGTAACAGTGCTGACTATGAAGACAGCGTGTGGTTCTGTGGCCAGGTGCAGCCGTATATGACCGGGCTCGATACCAACTGGCGCGACCACCTCGAGAAGAAAGGCGTGAAAATTGGTTCCCGATCACCGCTTTTGCTTCCCAAAGAAGGCTCGTTTGGTTACGCCCAGGCGCAGCCCAACATGCTGGCTAAAGAGGCCATGGACAGTAAACGCGATTACATGGTGCAGCTGGGCGCCCGACTGATTGAGCAGAACGCCACGGCGAAGACTGCGACGCAGGCGAGCGGTGAGCAAACATCATCAACATCGGTGCTCGGTATCTGCGTCTCAAACGTTTCTGAGGCCTATACGCTGGCGCTGGGATGGTGTGCGAAATACCTGGGTATCAAGGGCGAATCGACGAGCTACACGATTAACCAGGAATTCATTGCTAAGGTTGCCGAGTCGGGTATGGTGACGGCAATCGTCAACGCCTGGCAGTCCGGTGCGCTGCGCGATAGCGATATGATTCGAGCATTACAGAAGCTCGATCTCATTGACCCGGCCGACAGTCCGGACGAGGTTATTGATGCGCTTCGCAATCAGGCCCCCACGCTGACCGGGGGCTGATATGGCAACCGCAAACGAAAGCCTGCGCGATGAGTCGATCGCACATTCCGTCTGGATTAGCCGTTATGCGACGGGCGTGGCAAACCGGATGGTGAAGTTGCTTAACGAGACGGATGCTGACCTGTCGGCACGTCTACTGGATGCGCTGGACAGATTGCCACCTGAGAGCTTCACCGTTAGCCGTCTGCAGAGTTTACTGGGCAGCGTGCGTGAGCTTAACCATCAGGCCGTAGCCACCATGCAGGCAGGGCTCGAGAGTGAGCTGGTGGCGCTTGCAAAGAACGAAGCCAGTTATCAGCTGAGCCTGTTCGATTCCCTTCTGCCATCACAGGTCCTGTCTCACTATCCTCTGCAGGGCATCACTGCCGATATGGTGTATGCCGCGGCGATGGCGAAGCCCTTTCAGGGGAGGCTGCTGAGTGAATGGGCGGAGAATCTGGAATCGGACAGGCTGGCGCGTATCGTGAACGCCGTCCGCAGGGGTTATCTTGCCGGCGACACGGTAGAAACAATCGCGCGCAGTGTTCGTGGCCACGCCAATAAAGACTACCGCGACGGCGCGCTGCAGATGAGCAGGGCAAATGCCGCCAGCATTGCTAAAACAGCCGTAAATCATCTGGCTGCCACAGCACGCAACAGCTTCACCAGTGCCAACAGCGATATCGTGAAAGGCAAACAGTGGCTGTCTACGCTGGACAATAAAACCAGCCACGACTGCATTATTCGTGACCTGCTGCGCTATACCCTGGATAACAAACCGGTCGGGCATAAGGTGCCGTACCTACAGGGACCCGGGAAGATTCATTTCTGCTGCCGTTCTACTGAAACCCTGATCCTCAAGTCATGGCGAGAGCTCGGCATCAATATCGACGAAATGGACGAGGGCACTCGTGCCAGCATGGATGGCCAGGTACCAGCTAAAACCACGTATCTGGAATGGCTCGAGCGTCAGCCCGCTCAAAGACAGGATCAGGTTCTGGGTGCCGAGCGTGGACGTCTGTTCCGCGCGGGTGAAATCGACCTGGCTGATATGTTCACTGATAAAGGCGAGTGGATCTCCCTCGAACGTCTTAAGCAGCTCTCAGGCACAGACAACTAACAACCATTACTTTCTTCACGCCCTGGCATCCGCTGGGGCTTTTTTATGGGCTAGGCCCTGCAAAATCCCGAGGGGAAATTATGTTAATTCGAAACATGCTTCTGAAATTTTACGCACCTGAAAGCGGCGGTGAGGGCAGCGGTGGCGGTGGTATCGAAATCACCCCAGAAATCCAGAAGCTGATTGATGAGCGCGTGACCAGCGAAGTCACTGGCCTCAAAACGAAAAATAGCGAACTGCTGGGGACCATCAAGCAGCAAAAAGAAAACCTGTCTCGCTTCGATGGTATCGACCCTGATGCAGTGCGCGGGATCCTGCAGCGTTTTTCCGACGACGAAGAGGCAAAGCTGATTGCCGCCGGGAAAATTGATGAGGTGCTCGATAAGCGCACCGAGCGTCTGCGTGCTGACGTTGATAAGCAGATTAAAGCCGCAAATGAACGCGCCGACAAAGCCGAAGCGTTCTCCAACAAATTCCGGGATCGAGTTCTGGGCGATGCAATCCGTGCAGCAGCCTCAAAAGCTGGCGCACTGCCGGAAGCATCCGACGATCTCATTCTGCGTGCCAAAGGCACATTCCAGCTCAACGACGAAGGCGAGGCCGTAGCAGTTGATGCAAATGGCGACGTTCTGTTCGGTAAAGACGGCAAAACCCCACTAAGCCCGCTTGAGTGGGCGGAGTCTCTTAAGGAGACGGCTCCGCATCTGTTCCCACGCGCGGAAGGCACCGGCGCGGGCGGACACAAACCAAACGGCGGTGGCAGCCTGAAACGTTCCGAAATGAGCGCCAGCGACAAAGCGGACTACATCCGCAAGCATGGCCAGCAGGCCTTCCTCAAACTTCCGAAATAAGGGATTAACCCATGCCTACCACTGTTAATAGTGACCTGATCATTTATGACGACCTGGCGCAGACTGCTTTCCTCGAGCGCCGCCAGGACAACCTGGCTATTTTCAACGCGTCCTCCAACGGCGCGATCTTGCTGGATAACGAGCTGATTGAAGGCGACTTCCGCAAGCGTGCCTTCTACAAGGTGGGCGGCTCAATCGAATCGCGTGACGTTAACTCCACCGAAAAGGTGACGGGTAAGAAGATTGGCGCCGGTGAAGCCGTATCCGTCAAAGCGCCGTGGAAATACGGTCCATACGAAACCACTGAAGAAGCGTTCAAACGCCGCGGCCGCTCGGTTGATGAGTTCTCCGAAGTAATCGGCACTGATGTGGCTGACGCGACCCTGGAAGGCTACGTGAAATACGGCCTGAAGGCGCTGACGGCTGCTATTGGCGCCAACGCGGACATGGTGGTCACCGCCGATATCGAAACAGACGGCAAGAAGACCCTGACGCGCGGCCTGCGCAAATACGGCGATAAGTTCAACCGTGTTGTTCTCTTCGTTATGCACTCCGCCACTTACTTCGACATCGTGGATGAGGCGATCGCCAACAAAATCTACGAAGAAGCTGGCGTGGTGGTTTACGGCGGGCAGCCGGGCACGTTGGGTAAACCTGTGCTGGTGACCGACACCATGGACGCTGATGCGATCCTTGGGCTGGTAGCCGGAGCGGTTACCGTCACCGAGTCTCAGGCGCCGGGGTTCCGTTCCTACGACATCAACGATCAGGAAAACCTGGCGATCGGGTACCGTGCTGAAGGCGTGGTGAATGTCGACCTGCTGGGTTACAGCTGGGATACCTCCAAAGGTGACAACCCGGACCTGACCAAAATTGGCACCGCAGGTAACTGGAAGAAGCACTTCACCAGTAATAAATCTACGGCTGGCGTGCTAATTAAACTGGGATCCGCAGCGGGGGAGTAACGCTGTCAGCGGATAAAACCTCCGCAACCGCTGACAGCACCGATGCGGTTACCATTTCCCTGAAGTACACGCTAAACGGCGCAGGTGTTTCCGGCAAAACCGTTGCCTGGAATTCAACGGGCGGCACGCTTAGCACGGCCAGTTCTCAGACCGGCTCTGCTGGTGGGGCGACGGTCAAGCTCACCTCTGATACGGCAGGTACTTTCACAGTCACTGGTACTGTTAATGGTATTGCTAAATCGAGTGAGAAAATCATCTTCACCTCACCTGCAGCTGGCTAATCGATGGGGCGTAAGCCCCATTCACCGGATGCTCAGATGATTAATACTGATATCACCGCCGCTGACGTTAACAGTTACGCCAGCGAAGATGAACTGGCGTCATTTGCCGC